GTAGATGTGGCTTCTAAGAATACGAAGGCTTACAAGATGGCGAAAGAAGAACACGGTAAGGTGTTTACAATGACAGAGAAGAATGATGCAGAGCGATTAGCAGATGCCTTCTTAAGAAACACCAAAGCTGTAGAGCTGATTAGAGATTGCGAGTTTGAAGTACCTGCAATAGATTATGTACAGGACTTTCCTTTTAGAGGCAAAGCTGACGTGTTGGGAAAAGGAAGAATCGTTGATCTGAAAAGCACTACAGACCTAAAGGCATTTCCCTATAGCGCAAAAAAATATTCCTATGAAATGCAATGCTATCTTTACTGCAATTTGTTTGGGATAGATTATAAGGACTTTGTATTTTTAGCAATGGACAAGAAGAGTCTTGACATAGGAATTTATCATTGCTCTGAGGAGTTCTACTACGCAGGCGAACAGAAAGTAACAGCAGCATTAGAGATATACGACACTTACTTTCTACAAGCAACAGACTTAGATCAGTATTATATAGAGGGGATATTGTGAGAGTGTTAGATTTGTTTAGTGGCATAGGCGGATTTCACTTAGGACTTGAACGGGCAGGATTCGAAGTAGAATCATATTTCTCAGAGATAGATAAGTACGCAATAGATGTGTACAGTAACAACTTTAAAAAAGCAACTTATGTCGGGTCAGTTACAGATGTTCGAGGAGCAGACTTACCAAGAATTGATGCCATCACTTTCGGAAGTCCTTGTCAGGATTTTAGCCTCGCAGGTAAACGTAAAGGTCTTGGAGGGAATAGAAGCTCACTTATTAGCGAATCAATTAGACTCATTAGCGAATGCAGACCAAGTTTTTTTATATGGGAAAATGTTAAAGGCACTTTCTCCTCAAACGATGGCGCAGACTTTTGGGCGATTATCCAAGCCTTTGCCAACATTGGGGGTTATCGACTCGAATGGCAACTGCTTAATACAAAGTGGTTTCTACCCCAAAATAGAGAGAGAATCTACCTTGTCGGATATATTGGAGACGGAAGTAGAGGACAAATATTTCCTATCGGAGAAAGCGTTGGAACAAATTACTCTTCAATCGAAGAAGGGGATACCTGTTCCTGTCTCACATCAACATATTACAAGGGAGTAGCAGGAGGAAGACAACATATAAAAGTTATTTCAGCTACTTCAAAAGGATATGAAGAAGCACGAGAGGGAGATACTATAAATTTATCTGTTCCTTCATCTAAGACAAGACGCGGGAGAGTTGGTAAAGGGGTGGCTCAAACTTTAGATACTCATTGTAATCAAGCTGTAATAGGATATACGAGAGATTCTAAAGGCAATGTTATAAATAGAAGTGAGAAGGATGAGTGCAATACGCTTCACTCTTCTTCGGGTCAAGGTGGCAATACTGATCAGTTTATTAAACAGGGAAGGATTAGAAGGCTGACTCCCATAGAGTGTGAAAGATTGCAAGGGTTTCCTGATGATTGGACTAAGTATGGAAAAGAGAAAGGACTTATATCTGATTCACAGAGATACAAAATGTGTGGTAACGCAGTAACTGTGGATGTAGTAAAAGCGGTAGCAGAAAGAATTAAATTAGTAATATGATAGACAAAATAGTAGAGAAAGTAATAGGCTTATTTAGAAGTCGATCTAAAAGAGGAATAGAGAAATATGGAACAACATTAGAGGATGGCGATTTAACATTAGAAGAGTGGCTACAACATCTTCAAGAGGAGGTAATGGATGCAGCATTATATATTGAGAAAATTAAAAGCATAATAAATGAAGAGAAGAATAAACAATCTGATTAATCTGATTAACGAGGAAGCAGGAATCGATATATTCAGAAACACACGTAGAAGAGAATACGTAGAAGCAAGAGCATTATTAGTTTACATACTAAGACACTACTTCGGAATGAGACTAAGCGAGATGCAAACACTATTCAAAAGAAACGGATACCCTATACACCACGCAACCATACTACACGCACTAAAGAGCTTCAAGGATGTTTACTTACCGTTTAACCCACCTCTACAGGACTTATACGACAAAGCCCTACAAGAGATAAACGACAAGATAGAGTTTAAGATCAGAGATATTCAAAGCAAAATAGAAAGTGTCCCTGAAGAGAAATTAGATGAGGTTCAAAAATTAATAGAGGAGCTGATATGACAGAGCAAGACTTGATTAAATTAGGATTCGAAAGACAAGAAATAGAAGAAGATCAAGACCACTATTACACTTACAACTTCACAGAGAGAACATCTCTAATAACTAATACAGCTATGGAGAGTGATACGTGGTCAGCAGAACTCTACGATGACCCTGATATTAAATTCCACACCCACGAAGATTTAAAAGCATTTATTGAAGTAATGAACAGGATAATATGAAGAACGAAGAGCAGAAACTCGAGATCATGATAGCACATTACACAAATTGGATTGAGACGGCAACAGACGAATATCACAAAACCTACGCAGAACTAATGCTACAAGCTGTATACAATGAGAAACATAAAGAGGTATTCAAAGAACTCAGCCAAGTAGAAGAATTTGTACAACCAAGAAAAATATGGACTAAGAATAGATGGAAGAGGTATATCAACTTAGATGCCTACTTGAACAAGGCAAGTTAATCCAACAGATGATGACCGCAGCTATAATATTACTGTTTGTTGAGGTCGGAATATGCGTAGTGTCGCTTATAAGATACAACCTGAGACAAAACTGACATTTTATTTCGTTATATAGTTAGGAATTAATTAATTAATTTAAATTAAATATGGACGGGCGCAAAAACAACGGTGGACATTCTACTAAAGGAGCAGCAGGAAGAAAGCCTAAAGCAGATGAGGTAAAACTCATTGAGTCCTTAGATAATCATATAGATAGTCAAGAAGTATTCGACACGCTACATGGTCTCATTAAGGAGGGTAATATCAGAGCTATTCAGCTTTACATGAATTATCGCTTTGGTAAACCAAAAGAAAATGTTACACTAAACTCTGACGGCTTCAACATTAATTTCAAGGACATTCTGAAGTTTGATTAAAATACAGAAGAAATACGAAGTCTTTAGAGACTCAGAGAGTAGGTATTTCATTGTAACAGGGGGGAGAGCATCGGGAAAGTCTTTTAACGTCTCGGTGCTTTTGCTTTTGCTTACATTCGAAAGAGATCACGTTATTCTATTCACACGATATACCCTGACCTCTGCTAACATTTCTATTATACCTGAGTTCTTAGAGAAGATAGAGCTGCTTGGATTCGAGGAGCAATTCTACATCACTAAAGACGAAATAGTCAATAGGAACACGGGAAGCAAAATAGTATTTAAAGGAATCAGAACCTCATCGGGAGATCAGACAGCTTCACTCAAGTCTATTCAAGGAGTAACCACGTGGGTCTTAGAAGAAGCTGAGGAACTAACAGACGAGAGAAAGTTCGACACTATAGACTTCTCTATACGATCTAAGAAACAACAGAACAGAATCATTCTCATATTAAACCCCACTACGAAAGAGCATTTTATCTACAAGCGTTTCTTTGAGGACAAGGGAATACAAGAAGGGAGCAACATAACGAAAGGAGACACTACTTACATACACTCTACTTACTTAGACAACATAGAACATCTAAACGAGTCTTTCGTTAAGCAAGTTGAGGTCATGCAAAGGCGAAGACCTGAGAAATACAAGCATCAAATCTTAGGAGGGTGGTTAGATAAAGCAGAGGGAGTCATCTTCACGAATTGGGAGATAGGAGAGTTCAAAAAAGTGGGTGTATCTGTATTCGGTCAGGATTATGGATTCAGTAATGACCCTACGACACTCATAGAGACCAATATAGACCGTTCTAACAAACGAATATACCTCAAGGAGTGTTTTTACCTCACTCACCTCACAACGTCCGAAATAAGCCGTTTAAATAAGCAATACGCAGAAGGTAATTTAATCATAGGAGACTCAGCAGAGCCACGCTTGATCACAGAGCTGCGTAGAGAGTGCAACATTCGAGAATCAGTCAAAGGACAAGGCTCAGTTACTTACGGTATTAGCTTGATGCAGGATTACGATTTGATAATAGACCCTAACTCTACAAACCTCATCAAAGAGCTGAATAATTACTGTTGGCTCGAAAGAAAGTCAAACACTCCACAAGATGCGAACAACCACCTTATTGATGCAGCAAGATACGCAATAAGCTATCAATTAAAGAACCCTAACTACGGGTCTTACGCAGTATCATAAAAAAAATATTGCTATGTATTTGCATATATCAACATTTGTTAATTATATTTACATCAAATTATAAAACAAAACAGATGAAAGATTTAGATTATCAAACACCAAAAGTAGGAGAAGGAGCAACACAATTCGGATACTCAGATACCCACGCTTATTTTGTTACTTATGTAAGTAAGAATGGTAAGGAGTGTAAGATTCAGAGAGCGAAGTATAAATGCTTAGATTATTATGCAGGTCAATATGAAGTTAAGCCTGATACCGAAGGAGAGGAATTGACATTAAGATTTAGATATGGTAAATGGAAAGTATTTTATACAGATAGATTGACAGGAGAAACAGGTTATGCACCATTTAATGTAGCTTTTGGATATGCAAGAGAATACGAAGACCCACATTTTTAATTAATAGAAAAAGTGGAATTTTAAAAAACGGGGAGAGAACAGTTGGTGGCTACGCAAGGTTTGTAAGAAAATAATCCACCCGCTCTCCCTTTTTTTCTTATATTAGTAAGGAGTTTATAGTTAGTTAGTTTGGTTAAAGAGAGGCAGCCCCGTAAGGCTGTCTTTTTTTATTTAAAAATCATCTTTAAAATTCGTTATATAGATATGAAGGTCAATATCAACGTTCCTGATTCTCAGAGTGAGATCAAACTTGAACAATACCAAAGATTCGTAAAGTTATACGATGGTGAGGTAACAGAAGAGTTCTTAGCACTAAAGATGCTTGAGATATTCTGTGGAGTAAAACTTAGTGATGCCTATCAAATACGCTACAAGGACGTAGACGGTATCGTACAGATTCTAAGTGATATTCTAAACGACAAACCACAGCTCCGTAAGACATTCATCATGGACGGGGTTGAGTATGGATTCATTCCCAACTTAGATGATATGAGTTTCGGGGAGTATGTCGATTTGGACACTTACATTTCAGATTGGCAAAATATCCACAAAGCAATGGCGGTTCTATACAGACCGATCAGAGAGAAACACGGAGAAAGATACAATATAGTACCCTACGAGGTGATTGATGCTGAGTCAATGCGTAAGATGCCACTTGATGCTGTAATAGGTTCGGTGCTTTTTTTTTATCGTTTAGGGATAGACTTATCGAGAGCTATGATGAACTATTTGGACGAACAACAGGAGACACGTTTGGTGCAGTATCTCTCTTCGGACAAAAATGGGGATGGTATCAATCACTATACGCACTTGCTGAAGGGGATATTACAAGA